AGTCCACAAAAAAGAGCCCTAAAAAGGGCGTAATATTGACGAGTTCAGCAGGCAAGAAACTAGCACGGTCAAACGTGCTAATTTTTAATTTTTATAGTTTAAAAATTTTATATAGACCACCCATTTTATGTATTACTAAAAAGATGGATTGAAAACTAGCAATAAACATGAAAGCAAAAATAAAATGGCACAAATAAACATTAAGGTTAAATAGAATCTATGCCTTTCATAAATATGTTTAAGATTCCAGCAAACATCATTACAAGTACAACTTTTTTGCAAGATGGGTTTCTCAATAATAATTGAAATCCAATACATCAATGAATAAAGAATTGTTATTAAAAAACTAATTAAAATAGACGAGATAATCAAAGTTTTAAAGATTGATATATCACTATCTTGTAGTCCTTCTAATATTTTAGCCAGTGCGTCAAAACCACCAAACATAACAAACACAAACGCCGAAAACACACCTAAAATGGAAATAATTTCCGTATTAAAATTTGTTATTCTTTTTTCTAATTTAGTTGTATTTTCTTTTAAATCATTCGTTTGTCTATTAATACCCAATATTTTAGCGTTTACATCATTAAACAGCTCATCTACACTTTCAGAAATGTATCTAAATGTTGTGTTTAGATCTTCAATTTGTTTCTCCGAACTTAAATAGAGTTCAGCATACTGCATATTTGCTAAAATTGTATGCTCTATTATTTTATAAAAGCAGATAATATATTTTTCATAATTTTGGATTGTTCCCTCGACTTCACGATTGGTTATGTAAGTCAACAATTGTTCTTTAACTAGTTGGAGGAAATTATCAAAAATGTCTGAATCAGATTCCTCCTCATTTGTAACTTGATTTTTAGCGCTTAGAACAATTTTATAAATTAAACCATATTCTACACGCTCTATTTTATTCTGTTTAAAATATTCTATAAAAGACTCTATATCTGTATATACCTCACTAATATAGTCTAATTCTTTTTCAGAATTATTTTTTTCCGAAGTGGAAAAACTATCGTTGTATAATTTTTTAAGAGTTGGTGCTGTTTCAAGATTAAGAGAAGTAGATGGTACTAAATCTGATTCTTCCGTTATTTTTAATTCTTGATACTTCTTAAGAAAATCAAGATAGTCTTGAAAAAATTTAGATGTTTCTCCTTTTAAATTCTTTTTAATATTTTCTAATTTACTCATTTAAATATCATCCAATGTGTATGTGACTTCACTTCTAAAACCGTGAATCTTATTTTTATTATTTGCCCAAAATGGTACTCTATGCGAAAGATCAACTAACGTAAATACACTTACATTTAATAACTCAACAATAAAATCATCGAAAACTCTGTATTCTTCCGAAGCCTGAAAATCACCAACAATTGGTTCTGAAGCAAATTTTTTAAACCTTGCATACTCTTTTTTTATGACCGGTCCGTACGCCCATACTTGAAATTTTTCATCATAAATTTCATTTAGTTGGTCTAAATCTATTAAATTTTCTTGTTTTGCAATTTTAATTACAAAATACATAACTTTCTGAAGTTGTAAATTTGTAATTGGTAATGAATTTTTCTGCGCAACTGCAATTATATGATCTGCTAATTTTCTCATTGACATTACAGCCACCTCCGTTATTTTATTAACCCTATTATACCATACTTGTCAAGCAGTTTAAAAAGATTCTATGTATTTTTTAAAAATTGAGCCAATCTTTCTGAATCACTCAGTTTTTACCCCCTTTTTGTCTGGAGGTCTCCGACTTGGAAAAAGTTCCCTTCACCGGTATCCTACTGGGCAGAAAGATTTTTTAAAAGGTGGGGGGAGTCAATATCCTTTCAATTCCACAAATCTTTTAGCGATTACCTTTCTACGGCTATTTATATAACGAGTAGTTTTATTTAGTTTCTCTGCCACGTCTTCCCAAGTCGCACCAGCTTCTAAATATCTCATTTTAAAAATTACTAGATCACTTTCAATTAAGTTTTCCATCAAGGTATCTACAACTAGTTTGAAACCTTCTAAATATCTTAGTGTTTGGTCTTCTTCAATTCTAATGATTGTCGCTTCAGTAGGACTAGATACTGTCTTGCCTTTCCCACCAGTATAATCTTCAGTGCTATGTTTCTTATTATGTATCAGTTCCTGTCTTCTCAAATAAATTTTATTAGCAAGCGTTCTATATCGTCCTAACTCAATATCTATCCCGTCCAGGTCTCTGTTACTCAACTCGTACATAGGCAAGTACCTCCACTTAAATTTAAAAATTTTTTTATCTTTCAATTTGTCAAATTGTAAATTCTGTCAAACTGACAAAAAACGCTAAAAGCCTTCCAACACTCCACTTACCAGGTATCATTGTTTTAAGTTTGACAACTCTTCAATATGACAAGTTCAAGGGAAATTTCTTTAATTTATCCCCTCAGTTTCTCATATCTTACATTCTGTGAAACTCACTCCATTCTGTAAACCCCTGATATACCTTACTTTCAAGCTATTACTTCTTTTCAGTTTATGCTTACTTTGTTATGTGAAACTTAGTAAAGCATAAAAGTAGGACTAGCGATATCTTTTCTGTTTCAGCCATATATCACTAGCCTTACTTAATTTGTTCCCTATTTTTCTAAATACTCTTTAATGTCCCGATATTCCTTAGAAAAATCTATCCACCCGCTAATATCAGGGTTTAAAAATGGTAGGACAGTAAGCGGACTTACTTCTGTTCGATATAGCGATAGAGAATGTTTCTGACTTATTTCCCTGACTACACCTGTATGGATTTCTTCTACATCCTTCTTTAGTTCTTGAATTTCATCATATGCGTCCAGAATTCGTCTAAGTTTCTTTCGGTATTGTTTATAGATCTTCTTAGTTTCCATCCGTTGCTTAGTTTCTTTAAAAATGTATTCAAAGATGACTGCTTTAGCTTCTGAAAAATCACTATTATATTTTTCCTGAAGAGAATTAATAGCTTTTTCCATCTTTTCCAGCTTCTCTAAAGATTCTAAGTTATTTGACAAAAAAGAATCTATATTCTCAAATGAAACTGCTTGATTGCCTAACAGGCTTTTCCTTTTTTCGCTTAACTGTTCTCGTGCTGAATTAATCTTACTTTTTTTATTATCTAGATCATCCAGTGTTTCAAATACTTGATTAATATCCATTTCTTTCTCCTAGTTCCATTGAATAAGGTAACCACAATCTTCTTCAACTTTTTTTACATCAAATCGGGTATGTAAAATCAACCGTTTCCCAAAATAGTCATTCGCATTCACCCAACTAAGTGTATCTTTCTTTCGATCAAACAAAGTAACAAAGTTTTCTAGATCTCCGATAAAACCTTTTTTGTCACCTTTATTCCCTAATGTTGTATCATCTACAATTAAAAAGTTATCTACAAAGAATGTTTCACTTGTCCCTGTCTCTTTATCAACTTTAAGAAGATAATTTCCTGAAGTGTCTTTCATTTTTTCTAAGACACTAAATAGTGATTGACTAACAACCATAGATACATTTCGCTCTGGATTGATTAAAGAAACAATAGATTTCAAGTCGTCGATACTTGTAGCAGTCTGCACTTTCGCAGTTTGGAGAATTTTCCCAATCTCTTTATTTCGTGTTCTACGTTTTAATTTAATAATCTTCTTACCAAGAAAATCCGTTAAATTATATTGGCCATCATCTAATTGTTCCTGTGAAAAATCAAGTTTTCCACTGAATAATTTAACTAAGTAATCAACGCTGATAGTTTTCTTTTTATCTGCTTCTGTTCTCTCAACCGAATTTTCGCTAACTTCTTGTAATGAATCAGATTCAAAGTCAGTTACTTCATACTTCCCACCACGGGTACGAGTCTCAATAACATTTACTAGATCAACCAATTCTTTACGTTGATGTTCATCTTCGTAACTATCAAGGATTGGTTTTTCAATGAGTACATGATTATTTTCTACGTTCATCCCTCTAGTGTTATAACCTGTACTTCGGATATAAGCTTCTAGATTTTCTTTTTGTTTAGCTAAGTTATTTGTCATTTTTTTTGCTCCTTCATCTTTTAATATCTGATTTTTGTTTATAATTTTTTCTGAAATTCTTTGCTCTTAGCTTTTCTTTTATGACTCTCCGAGCCTTTAGAATCATTTTTTCTAGATTTTGATTTGTCTTGTTTGTTAGCATATTTTTCTAGTATTTCTTGTTTCCGTTGTTCTAAGCTATCATCTTCTTTTTTACACTGAGAAAAGATTTTCTGTCTTTTATCTGGGTCCATAGAAAACTTATTGGCTACTACATACCCTAAAGAAGTATCTCCTGACATCTCCCTCACCCCCCTTTCTATGCAAACAAAAAGGGGCAAAACAACAGCATTATATTATTACAGTATGGCCCCGGGGTGTTCTCAATAGACTTATTTTTTAGTTTCTTTTTTGACTAGATGGGTAAACTTCCCATCTGAATAGAATAAAGTAACTTCTCCAAAACTTGGAACTTTTTCTATTTCAATTATACCACATTTTTCATAGACGACAAAGCCTTTTTCTGTTGAAAATCGCATTTTATCATCATTCATTGAAATTCTCCCCTCACTGTATTTATAGTGTATCTCTTGTCTTTGATCGTGAAAGCTTTGAAAGTGTTCCCTTCTAAACCTTTCAAAATTCTACTTGAATTTCTAGCATTATAAACAGTCCGCAATTCGCTACTGTCCAAGTTTGTGTTAAAAATCGTAGTTTCTCGATTATTGATAATATCAAACAAGAAATCTTGTTCCCAATCGCTCTTAGGGGTTACCGTCCCATTTTTTGCCCCCAGGTCATCAATGATTAAAAAATCAACATCAACAAGCTTTTTAACCGCCTCATACTCTGTTAAGTTTGCATTTCTTCCATAAGCCCAGCCTTCTTTTATCTGCTTGATAATCTCGGTTAAGCTGACAAATAAGACACTCTTAGGCTCGTTCTTCTCTCTGAAGCTCTCATTGATTTCTTTGGCCAGGGCAAGAGATAAATGACTTTTTCCGATTCCTGTGCTACCACTGATTAAAGTATTTCCTGTCATACCTGCAAGGTACTTCTGGGCTTGCCCTTTTAAAAACTCCAACATCTGGCGCTCCTCTTTAGTCTTAACAAAGAAATTATCAAACGTTGCCCCTTTCAACTCGTTAGGGATCGTACTATCACGCATTAAGACATCATAAGTTTTAAAGTAAGCTTGCCTGTCCTCGAACTGCTGTAATAAGTCTTGCTCTTTTTGTTTAATCTCTCCCTTCACACACTCTGGGCAAAATGCTTGTAGTTTTCTTTCTGAACTCCCTAACACTGGTACAGAAATTTCCCAATAATTTACCTGGTGAATATCGCAAACTTTATCCGATATTTTTCTGTTATTAAATTCTTTAAATTGTTCCTTCATCTTTGCAACTCCTAAAATGGTAGATCTGGAAAGTTGTCTTCGGACTTCCCTTTTATGATTTTAGGCTTTTGATTCAAATAACCGTCAAACTTAGATCCGAAAAGTGTTTCTGGTCTCAGATATTTAGAAAATTCAGGACTATCCTTCCATTCTGCCGTTTTAATATCTATCACCTGTTTAAAATCTTCAAGTGTATAGCCTTCTTTGAATCGTGCTAGTAAAAGCCTTTTTGTCTTATCAACAAACTTATACCGCTTATTAGCTACTTGATTCAGATAAGCAATAGGAATCCAAAGTTCTTTATGTTTTGTTTTCTCTAAATCTTTTATAGCTGTTTCTTCAAGCCAAGTAGGAAAAGTGAAGTCGGGATTTCCCGACAATATATTATCTAAATATAAATTATTACTCTTACTATTAACTCTATTCTCTTTCTCTATCTCTGTTGGACATGAGTTGGAAATAGTCTTTTTATTTTGGACATTCTCCAATTTTGGTAAATCTTGACTATTTTTTCTTTGTTCTCGCTTGTATTTTGCCCAGTTTGTTTCACTCTCAACCATGGCTTTTGCTTGCGATAATGTAGCATGTCCATCATCGTCTATCTGAATTAGTCCGCATTTTGTAAAATATGCAACCGTCATATTGATATTATCTTCAGAAACATCTAGTTTTAAAGCTAATTCCTGTACCAAACTATCAAAATAGCCTTCATAGTATAAAATACAGTCATCTTCTAAACTTTCCAACATAAGACGGATATAAATCACTGTCATAGTGTAGCCACCAGGCATATTTTTAAGTCGTTTAATAAAAAGATTATCAAAAAACTTCTTATCAACTTTTAACCAAAAATATATTTTAGTCTTTGCCATCATCTACCCCCAGGAACTTCAAAATATCCGTAACTTTGTAATAAACTTTTCTAGTATCTTCTAGTGGTGGTTGGTAACGTCTTAGTCCTGCACCTTCCCACTTTTGCAAGGTTTTGTATTTTATATCTAACTCGTCCATAGCTTCTTGTGCTGATATTAAACCAGTTAGTCGTGGTTTAGGTCGTTCTCGAACTGCTAGATAGTTTTCTATAACCGTGCTTATTCTATTAGTCAAATCATGTTCGCTTTCTTTACTCAAACTAAACATACTTAGTCCCCTTTACTGACCATTCCAAGCTGAATATATCGCCCATAATCAGGGCTTAAATCCTCGCTAGTCGTTTCAATCGTCTGTATACTTTCTCGCTCGATTTGAGCGCTTTTTTTGCGGTCTCGGTGATTTAGATAAAGCAGTAAGCCAATCAGTACCACCATAAAGATTACCGATTGTATATTGGTCAAATCTAACTCATTCATGCTATGCCCTCGCTTTGTAATTCTTGATATAATTTACTTGATAGCTTCGCTCCATCTTCAGAAAGTCGTACACCTCTTCTGGAGTTACTTTATCATCTAAAAAGTCAATGATGAACTGAAAGAGGTTCGGATTTCTATCCTTGATTTTAGTCATTAGCTTATCAAATTCTGATCGTGTCATGTTATCTAGGTCTAGAGTCATTGCATTGCCTCCTCAAACTTCTCTACAAGACAACCTTTATTTACTTTTTGAGTTCCATTTTTAGAGTTAAAAAGAATTTCTTTTAAGGTTATAGTAGCCTCTAAATACTCCTTTTCAGCATGTTCTATATACGCCTGTTGCTCTGCTTCGTTGTCAAAAAAGTGCTTAGCTTGCCGTTTAAAGAAAGCTTGTCGCATAGCATCTATTTCAAAAATACCAGGGTGGAAAAACATTCCAGTAGTGCTTTTGGAAATGACTTCGATTTTATGACTTTCATTCAATTCAGGAAGTTCAATCCAAAGTAAACGATGTAAGTTTTCTTTGATAGCTTTTAATTGTCCTGATAAGAGCCCTATTCTCAAAAAATCATTGTTTTCGTCTGCTTGGTGTAATTCCATACTAATTCTATCCAAGCTTTTAGCGATAATATCGTATGTTGTGTCTGTCATAGTCTATTTTCCTTTTTTCATGCCTTTTCCTATACTTAATTATCACCACTCCAAACGCTGGGCGATTGCCCCAAGTTGGCGAACGCTTGTAGCGGTGTTTCGTGAGTAATTACCCATCTTTCAGCTAAACAAGGCCTTAGAATCACCCTGTCAGTGCTTGATTTCAAAACCTTTTCTAATTGCTTGCCTGCTCTTCGGTTTTTCTTTAGGTATTTGATAGAATATATATTTTTTGCTATAATCAAAGCATAGAAAAAATTTCTATATCCTTAATCTTGTCGCTTGCTCGCCTTGGCCAAAATTTGAGCAAGTGATTTTTTTATTTTCTTTTTGCATAATTACTACCTGACTGTGGTTTATAAAGCAAGTCTTTGCTTTCGATAAGATCTAGAATCCAACTGAGTCCCTGCTCCACCGTTTCAAGAAATGCGTCCAGGTCTTCACTGTTCAAGTTCTCGTAGTTCATACAAAGATATTCAGCTAGTTGTCTGTCTTTCTCAACTAGCTTTTTAAAATCCTTGGGATACTTAGGAATTTCTAACCCCTTGGCATTTGTAACTGTCTTAAAATCATTTTCCATTTTCTATACTCCTATACTTTAAAAATTAGTTCTTTAATTTCTGAATACCCCCTATTCAAGTTAATCATAGCTATTACCATATCTTCCAAGCGCTGATAGCTTGTCAGTTCTACACTTGTCAAGCCATCGATACCGTTCTTACTTTCTCGCTCCTTCATGAGTTGCGCTTTATTCTTCCCTGTCACTCCCTTTAGTAGTAAGTTTGTAAGTGTACTATAGGCATGCTTGGGGGCTTTCTCCCATGTTTGAATAGCTTCAGTTAAACTTTTACGCTTTGGCTTTTCCAGTTCTCTTTGAAGGTAGCGTTTAGAAAGTTCATCACGCATTTCAAAAAAGGCTTTGACTAGGTTCTTCTTAAACTCTTTTACGGGTTCTGTATTTCGTAAGTAAGTGATCAGCAATGTTGCTTGTTGCTCATTCAAAATATAATCCCGTACATTTTGCCCACTCTCTGAAGGTGAAATTTTAAATTGCACCTTTCCGAAGCTTTCAAAGTCCTCTCGGTGCTTATTCAGCAAAATCTTCAAATGTCTGTGCTTAATTTCAGCGCATTCTGCAACGATACTGCTCAGTGTATACGGCTCTTTCTTGCCGTCCATATAAACCAGTTCCATTGGTTTGCTCCTTTCTTCTTGTAGATCGTGCTTGCCACCTAAAACAGTACCAAAGTAAATCATTGAGGTAGGGAAAATTTAGGAGAGAATAAACCCCTACAAACCCTTGATACTGCCATAGGTAGCAAGCAAAATATTTCTAGATTCTGTCTTATACCCCTTTCTAGTAATCTTCAGCAAGCCATTCCATGGCTTTTTGGTAAATGCTCGGCTTGACTTCGCCACCGTCTCGAATTTTTCGATAGGTAACTTGTGTAACTCCGATTTCTTCGCCTGCTTGCTTAGCAGTCAATTTCTTATCAGCTTGCTTTCGGCGAATCGCTTTTGCTTGTGTTGAGGTAATAAGCAATAAAATCCCTCCTTTCTTGTGCTAACTATTTGTTAGCTTGGTTGTATTGTAGCGTATTTTTTGTTAGTTGTCAACAACAAAATGACAAAAAGTGAATTTTTTGTTAGCTTTTTGTTATTTTGTGATATAATTAAAATGAGGTAATATACATGAACAGATTAAAAGAGTTGAGACAAAAAAAAGGCGACACTCAAGAGGACGTCGCTAAAGTTATGGGTGTAACCCGTAGAGGATACCAAAAATGGGAAAACGGAGAAAGTCAAATCAAGCCAGAAAAAGCTCGACAGCTTGCTGACTACTTCGGAGTAAATGTTGCTTACTTATTAGGATTTGAAGATAAACAAAATATTTTAAAAATAATCCAAAGTAACGAATTTAAAAAATTACTCAATGATATAGATATTGAAAAAATAAATGAACTTGGTTCAGCATATAAAAACGTTGAAGAACATATAAATAATCCTGTAAAGTATAACAATTTTGGAAAAGGATTGCTTAATCATATTCCATCGTATATGTTTACAATTGAAGAACTAATAAATGCTGATAAAGAGAACAATACAAATTTTGCAGATATTTTAATCAACTATATTTCTTTAAATGACTATGATAAAAAAATAGCTTTTGATTTAGTTCAAAAACTATCTGAGAGAGACAACGAAAAGGAGTAACCCCCATGGGATTTTTTGACACTGTAAAACAAGAAGGTAGTTTTTCTACCGCATCTGGAGTAAATGGACTACACTATGTTGTCCTTCAGGTAACTTTAAAAGAAAAGTTTTTCGGTACTGGATCAGGAAACCTTACAGAATTAGAAGATGTTATCAATAAACAAGCTTCAAAAGGTTATCGCCTGCATACAATCACAACCGCCAATGGTGGAAGCAGAGGTTTAGGCGGTGGTGACCGTATCCAAGCTACAATGGTTTTTGAGAAGATTATCTAAAACCTTTATACAATATAGCCTGATTTTCAGCTACTTTGCGCGAAAATAGAGAGAATTTGAAGGATTGATTAACAGAAAGGAGAATAATGAGCGATAAAAGAAAGCAACTCTTAAGCTACCAAGCATTGATAGATAAGATGGTCGCAAATGGTATTCTGTTCAATATTTTTGATCAGAACACTGCCAAAGATATATTACAAACACGGAACTACTACTATAAAATATCGAGCTATCGAAAACTTTTCAATAAAATAGATGGTAAATATAATATAGAATTTGCGACGTTAGCTGACCTGGCTGTAATTGATATGCAGATACGTTACTTCCTAATGGATATTTGTCTGGACGTTGAACATAGTATCAAAACTGCTCTAATGGATGTTATAACGAAAAATCCAAAAGTTGATGGATACGATATAGTAAAGGATTATGCTGTCTATAATCCTATAGGGTTTACAAATACTAAAAACGCTTTATCAAAAAATCATTACCTAAAAAACGTTTATATCAAACATAAAAATGATATCCCTATATGGGTATTGATTGAAGTCATGGACTTTGGGAATCTATGCTACTTGGTTGAAATGTACTGTGATAAATATCCAAGTAATAAACGACTAAAAAAAGCGAAGCAGTTAGGGAAATATGCTCGCCATATTCGTAATGCTTGCGCCCATAGCAATGTTATACTGGTGGATGTGTTAGAGCAAACACTATCCCCTTCAAGTTCTATTACTTCTCTTGCTTCTATGCTTAATATCTCTCGGGATATTATAAAATATCGTAAAATACATGATATATTTTCCCTCGTAGTATTGCATCGTGAATATTGTAGTAAAGCACTAGGAAAACAGCGTTTTAAAGAATTTATCAAAATTGCAAAACGTGCTAAAAAACATGAAAATTACTACAAACAAAATCCGAAAATTGTAGAAATCTACATAAATTTTGTTAAAACACTTGTAAAAATTTCTAAAAAGTGATATTATATTTCTTAATCGTAAAAGAAACCCTTTTGGGTTACACTGCTCTATGCCTGTATCTCTATATAGGTCAGGGTTACAACAAGAAAATAAGTGTATCAGCTTTTTAGTTGATACACTTTTTCTATTCCCCATATAAGCCCCATATCCGCCTTGTTTCATACTCTAGTATTATTTACCGTCTGACTGCTTAAAATCGAAAATAGAGGAGTTCTCGTAGCTCCTCGCATGGTATAAACTCAAAACCTTTTCTAATTGCTTGCCTGCTGATGGAAAAGGAGTAAAATCATGAAGATTACACAACACACGAAAAAAGACGGATCAGCAGTCTACCGCTCCAGTATCTATCTTGGCATTGATTCTGTAACTGGTAAGAAGGTTAAGACTACCATATCAGCACGAACAAAGAAAGAACTCAGAAACAAGGCCACCCAGGCTAAGGTAGAATTTGAGAAAAACGGCTCGACACGGAAACAACGCTCACATATAACAACCT